GTATTTGGCCGCACAAAGTCAGACTGAGAAAATCAACCAGTCTTAGGATGAAGCGGAGGCTGAAAAAAGTGCAGGAGGATTATCGAAATTATGAAATGTCATTTGAGAAGGCAAATGACACGGTTATGAGCTATATGTCTCTTATGAAGCACTGTGACTGCGAAGCTCTTAAAACAAAGATCTTTAGCGATTTTGTGCTTACGCATAACCCGAAGGAGGCAAACTAAATAATGGACGAGAGTAAGCTATTGGAACTTCTTGATCTATATATTGATATGGTCGAGAAACAAGATGAAGCCATACGCCAGTTGTCAGAAATAATAAGAAAGCAATCATATGAAATTGCGCATATGAGAAATTTATATGGATTTACCGAAGAAAATACTTCTCAGATTCAAGGAACTGATCTGGCTAAGGCAGCATTGGAAAGATATAATGAAATTAAAGAATCAGATTTATAAAAAGGGCGCCAGCCCTTTTTATGTTTTCAAAGACCGTTTTTCGGTCTTTTTTATTTGGGAAGGAGGAAGTTGAATGAACCCAATAAGGGCAGAGCCGAATGAGAGAGCAACCGGAACATGCAAAACCTGACAGGAGAAAGAATGATGATAGAACATTTTATACAGTCTTTCGGGAATATCAGTGTTGGACAGGCAGTAATTGTCATTTCGGCGATTGTTTTTCTGGTGATGGTATACAAAAAAGTCACGACTTATATATCGAAAAAGGCACTTGATGAAAAGGAAAAAAACGACCGGATCCAGGAGGTTATTGATCAGGCGAAGCAGTATCCGGTATGGCATCAGCAGAGTATCGACATACGGGAAAATCTAAATGAGCTGATCAGTAATCTGGATAAAAAGATCGACAAATTACAATGTTCATCTGATCAGGGGATGGCTTACACATGGAGATATAGGATCCTTCGCTTTGACGATGAAATCCGGCATGGAGAAAAACACAGCAAGGAGCATTTCGACCAGATAATCGAGGATATTGACAAGTATGAAGATTATTGCAGAGATCATCCCGAATTTCCGAACAGCAAAGTAGTATTCGCAATTAGAAACATAAAAAACGTGTATCAAAAGTGTACGGATGAATGCACTTTTTTATAAGGAGGAGCTTTTATGGAATTATTAGAATTTATTAAACAGATCCCGTTACCGATCCTGATTATTGTTCTCGCAATTCTGGTAATAGTTACGATCGTAGTTGTGGTTCAATACATCAAGCAGAAAGGGCTTGACGGAATCAGGGAAGATGTCTATCAGCTTATTTTAAAGGCTGAGCACATGTACAATGAATCCGGGACCGGTAAACAGAAATTTGAGTGGGTTATCCAGCAGGCGAGAGGTCTGCTCCCGAAATGGCTGCAGGTGCTTGTGCCGGAGAGTGCACTGAGGAACTTAGTGCAGAAATGGTTTGACGGAATTAAAGATCTTCTGGACGATGGAAAAGTAAATAATTCCCAAAAATAACAAAGAAAAGGCGTATGCGAATCGGATATTAGTTCGTGTGCGCCTTTTTAGATAGGAGCAAACATGACAGAAAAAGAATTTGTTGAGAAAATCGGACCATTGGCGAGTGAGGATAT